CATAGTATCAGCCTCTTCTATTATGTCGTACAATTTAGTATTTTAATACATTTAATTCTACCATATAAGATGTTAAATTTACATATTTTTATAAAATTCAGTAGTCATTAGGTATTTTAACTCTAAGTGGTTTATTGAATTTACAGATTTTTGTGTATTTCAAAATTAATATTTGCCGAATATTTGACGAAATAAAAAAAGAGGGTAGCAATTAAGCTACCCTCTAATACGTTTAGTCTAATTCAATTAATCGGTGTAGTTCGCCATTCACAAACCACATTTCACATGTTACGTTATCGCCATCTTTTAGAGTGGCCATATATAACCCCTCTTTGTTTGGTTCAATATCTTCTGCAAAATTATAAACCTTACCATTAAATTCAAATGTCTTTGCCATAATATTATCCTTTCTTAGTTTTTAAATTGTTATTTTTTAAAACTTATTCATAATAAGTTTTAAAATTAATACATTTACAGACTAACTGTAAGTCCAACCTCTTACACTAGGTAGATATGTAGATCACCATTCCTTTACTGTGTAAAGTACACTACCGCCCTCTAAATGTTGTCCGTTAAAATGTGTCAACACTTCAACTTTACCTGCTTGATAGCCTATAGTTTCATAGGCTTTATTATCTATCAAAGTAACACCAGCTTTTATCTTGTGTCCTTTGTTTAGATTGATTTTGTACACATCGACTTTCTGTTCATCGGTATTAGCAACTACCGCGGTTCTATCAGATTTTTCTGTTGCTGCTTTAGGTACATTAGGATTGCTATGTGCAATATCCTGTTTCACTTTTTCTGTAGCAACTTCAACTGTTGGTGCTTCTGTGTAATAAGTCGCTATCGGTTGAGTTCTTTCCTTTTTGGAAATAACTTCCTGTGCTTCTGTTTCAGTAACATGAATTGCTTTTGATAATTCTGTAGGTGATTTAGCCTGCTCTTGTGTAACAATAACAGGCTTTTCTAATTCTTTTTGTTTGTAATGATATATCAGTACACCTACAATAGCGATAAAAACGCATAGGGTAATCGCTATGGCTATTTTGTAGTGTTCCTTGATAGTTTGTACCAACTTACTAATTAACATGGCTTACACCTCGTTTAATTCGTTTTGTAGCATTTCCAACGCTCTGAATTTTTCATCCGCAAAGCGTTCGTTCAAGTTATCACGCAATGCACTATTATTCCATTCCGTACTCATACATACATCATAAATGCAAGCAATTAAATCATAGTCGAATCGCTTATCATCAACGTATGACAAATTAGGCAATTCTAAATTTAAAGCCTTTTCCATTAGCTTTAAAGCATCGTGGAACATATCAATGATATTACCTACACCATATTGTACAGTTCTGCTCCATATAACATCTTTCAATGTATCTGAATGTTTATCTACATGGAATAGATTGTCTTGTAGTAGCTTACACGCTACATCGTAGTATTTAGCCTTGATATAGTCATGTTGCATTTGTGCAAATCCTTGTCTATCAATAGTGCCTAGTTCTTTCCATTGGTTTATAAATTCATCACTATTGATTTCTCCACTATCAACCAATGCTCTTGCGTAGTCTGTATAAAATCCGCCTTGCCGTAATCCCCAACCTAGAAATTCATCAACACTACCGCAATTACTAGCTAATTGATATGTGCCATAAGAAATACCGCCTGCATCATCAACCCCACTTGATACACAAGCAGGGTCGCCGTTACTTTCATATACCGCACTCAAACTCCCTAATTCATTCATTTCTCTAACTCCTTTTTTTCGGAAACACTACCCCCATTATTCATGTATTGGGAACGCTTAACTCCACCAGTAGCACCGATATAACCGCCCAATACACCGACTATCACGCTTGCCAAATCTTTTTGTTCAAGATAGATAGTCATGATTAACGCACTAGCCAAGGCAATCAGCGTAATCATATCCTCATAGTTAATCTTCATTTAATCGCTTCCTTTACCGATTTAACGAACCCTATCACTTGTTTAAATAACCCTATCGCACGTTTAAACCACCTCGTTTCTACTAATTCGAGTTCTATCATGTTTTCTACACAACTTGCTAATTCAATAAATATAGGTATCAAATACATCAAAGTGCTTAAGAATACATCTACCTTACCTAGTACAGGTACTTCTACATCTGGTAGTGTCAACAATATAAATGACAATAAAAAAAGCCACGGATAAGACATAACCAATTTCTTGGTCATATCCGCTCGTAGCTTACCACTCACTAAAAATCGCTTTTTCTTTCCGTCAATTTCTACTACCGCCCACCCTCTCCATAGGATGGCTAGTAAAGTATTTTTGATTGTAACTTCTCTCTTAGTTGCTAGATTGTAATTTCTAGCCTCAACAAACACCCTTAGGAATGTATCTACAAATACAAGGATTATGCTTGTAAATATAGCTAATGAAATTCGTACTGCTTCACTCACATTAAACACCTCGTTAAATATCGGAATAAAGATTTCTATCATACTAATCTCCCTGTCTTGATAATTTAAACCAAGTTTTATTTTTCCCTGCTGGTCTACCTTTAGAAAATATTCCCCAACCCTCAGTTGTTACGTATAAAAGAACAAGAGCTCCTTTCCTATAATTATGTACAATCGTAGCATTTACACCACTTGGTATTGTGAAAGTATCTGTTGTTGTACTTGTGGTATTAAACTCAACTATATAGTTCCCTTTTGGTAGCCATACAGTAAAACGTTGTTCAAAGGTGTCGTAACCATGTTCATAATGTATCGGTTCAAATGATATAGGGTTTTGTTGCACATAATACTTAGTATTATCGATAATAACATACATATTGTTATCGGATGGTTTTTCTGTAGATAATCTAGCATAGTAGGGTTTATCGCTCATCGCAACTTTTAAATATTTACTATTCCCTAAATCTTGAATTTCATCGGTCATATTAAATGATCCTGTACTAGCACCACTTATTGTAATATTAGCCATTTATACCCACCTCAATCGTACCTTTGTTACTCCACAATTGAACACGGCTATTCAACGATGTTTGTACTCTTCCCCAACTACCCCATTTATTCGCCATAAAAGTACGATGATAAGTTTCACCATTTAACGTGTGCAATGTATGGTCGATTAGTTTACCATCTCCAAAGTTAAATACAATTAGCATGCCTTGCTTGTGGCTACGTGGCGGATTGTTAGCACCACCATCGAAATTGATTTCGTAGCACCCTTGCGTTGTGAGCGTGTTCCAGTCTGTTGCGGTATCTAATTTAGAGTATGGAAAACCAAATGAACCTGCATCACCTTTTTTAACGAACACTTCATCGGCTTTAGATTTGCTATAAATAGCCGTGTCATAATGTTTAGTAGTTAATACTGTACTACTATCTGTGCCGTCATAGTGTTTTAAAGTAGTGCCTGTCAAATATACAGGAACACTAGGGTCTCCCAATTCAACCGCATCAGTTGTAGATACTTTACCAATACGCACACCATGTCCATCGGTTTTTTTGCCCTCTAACAATGTATTGTTATTGAGTACGATTGAACCTGTTACATTACCGCCTGTGAGTTTCAAGTAGTCTAGGCTTGCTAATCTAGCTGTATTGATTGAGTTTTGATAATCTCGGTTTGGATTGCCTACATAAATATCTACTTGATGCCGTTTACTAGGTTTTTCTGTTAGCACCGCAAAATAGAATTTACCATTACAGTATGCTATATCTTCAATCTCAGTAGTTCTATTGATTTCGATTATCTGTTTAACTGTGCCAAATGGTGTACATTCTACCAAACTACCGAGCGTTGCACTCATGATGCATCCGTTAAGCATTAATGCCCCATTGTTGTTAAAGTCATCGTATTGGTAGTCAATTTGATATGTTTTCATTTTCTTGAAATCATCATTGTACAAGTTGACTTCACGCAAGCGTTGTTGACCGCTAATAGGTACGATACTCACATAAGTTCGTGTGATAGGATCATATCCAATATTAAATACACGCTCATTCAATGTGATAGTCTTTTCAAATGTCATAGTATCCGCATTAAATACAGATAAGTTATTCCCATTCTTCAAGCCGTTAGCAAGATAAATTTTGTTCGTGTTTTTGTTGTAGCACATAGTGTTACAATGGCCCATGCGTTCTTGGTCGCTAAACTTATACGTACCTACGATTTCAAATGTATCTGGATTGAGTTCATATATATTTTGCTTTGTGCCATCACTATTAATACAAGCTAACACAAACACATTCTTTTTATCGTTGTAGGTAAAGCCTTGACATTGGTTTACTTCATCGCCATATTGAATGTTTTTCACAAAGGCAATATTAGATGCACCTTTTAACATTGGTGTTTCAGTAGGATAGAATGGCTTAATATTGTTGTATGTACCCATATCCATAACACTATCAACAGTATCAAATGAAACATGTTCATTTACTTTGTAGATGCCATTAGGAATTAATAGTATCTTATTTTTAAGATTATCATTAGCACGTTTAAATGCTGCCGTATCATCTGCTACACCATCACCTACCGCCCCAAAGTCTTTAACTGATACAATGCCATACAAGCTATCTTTAGGTACAAACTTTGTATCGGCTTCTGTTTTTGTAATCAATCCACCGCCATTAGGTAGTGCGATTTGTTCCGCTTTACTTGCAGCCGTTTCTGCACGTTTCGCCGCATCAGATGCCTTAATAGCGTTACTTGCAATCGATGTTTGTTTATTATCGATGTCAGTTTTTAACGTGCGTGCTTGGCTCACCAACTCGTTAATATCACGCTTATCAACAGTTGTTTGTCCTGCATAGGCTTTTGCATCTGCCACAAGTTTTTCTGCTTTCGTTACATTAGCACTAGATGTATCAAGTGCCGTATTGCTAGTTGCTAGTTTATCATCAACTGTACGGCTTAATTCTGTGATTTCACCGCCTAATTTTTTAATTATTTCTGCATTAGCATTGATAGCATCACTTTCGGCTTTGATTTTTGTATACGCATCAATAGCATCATTTGCTGCCTTTGTCGATGTATCTACAATTTTACGAGCAACTGTAGTTGCATCCTCATCGCTATCTACACGGATTAATAAGGCTCTATTCATTTTCTCCTGCATTTCTTGCAAAATCAACGTAACCTTATCTGTCATGTGTTCGATATTTTGGAAAGGATACTCATCTGGCAAATCCGCATCTTGAGTGATTGGTGTTCTACGTTCAAGAATAATCTTGTGTGTATTGTCTAACGGATCACCATCAGTAGGATATGTTAATACTTTATTTTCTTTATCGTAATCAACATTTCCTATTTGCACGCTTTCTGTGCCATTAGCATCAACAATAATCAAAGCTATATCTTCAACATTATTGAAATCATACGGCCATATCCATTTTTTGTTAACTCCATCACATTGATAAACTACACTAGGCTTATTTACCTCTGGTATCATATTTGTTACCCTTTCTAATTAAACAGGACTACCCATAATTGAGTAGTCCTTATTTATTAATGTTTATCTTTTTTAGATTTTTTATCTTTCAATCGTCTATCAAACATGATAGCCATAATGACATCTTCTAGTTTTGCATCCGTGTCCGTTAGTGCAAATTTAGCTAATGTCCATAATCCATCTGTTACAGTATCACTGAACCCTGTAATTCGGTTAGATACTTGTGATAGGCTTCTACCTACATCCGTTGCACCTTTATTAGGCGATACAATTGCACTGCCTACATCATATAGTTTTTCAACGATTGATGCGGCCATTACTGTATTCCCTTTATTGAATACCTTTTCACCTAGAATGTATTTCATAGCCATGTTGGAAATATCACGCACAATAGGTACACCCATAGTAGCTTGTGATACTAATTCTTCCCCAAAGGATTTCGCTAAATCTTCAGGGCTATCATCATCTCCATTTGTCATGGCTTTGTATACCATCATGCCTAGTGCTTGTGCGGTCAAAGTCCACCATAGCATACGCACGAATTGGCCATAGTTGCCTTGGTCTTTCCGTGCATAGTTACCCTCAGCAATGATATTGTACAAAGTGTTAGCGTAGGAATAGAACGGTACAAATAGTTGAGTGAGTGCATTTCTTGAACGTTGGATGCCTGCACTGTCTTTTGTATCGCCGCTACCGAATATATCTCTTACGGCTCTATCGCCAGCACTAATAGCTTCCTGTTCTACAAATTCTGCCGTTACTCCCTCAACACTTTGTAACTCTAGTACTTTCTTATCGTATGCAAATTTCCATATAGGAATAGACAAGGCAAAATCAGTTTCTGTTAACAGTCTAAATCCCATTTGGTTAATATCATCACGGATATTAGCTAATTGTTCAGCCTTATAGCCACCAACATTTGTATCACCTATGCGTAAGCCTTTACCCTCAATGGATAGCCCTTGTTTCAAATCCTTATCTAGGGTTTGAACACGTTCCCTCATGAATATAGATTGAGATAATACAAAATCACGTGTTGCGTTGTACTTGGCTGTGCCTACACCATAGAATCCAATACCTGCATCACTAATTGCTTTAAGTGTATTTCCTACACCGATACGATACATAGCAACAGGAATATTTAACGCATTTTGTAACGCTACCGATACACGGCCAGCCATAACTGCGGTAGAGGTATTTTTCTTGAGTGTCATAACCAATCTACCCCATGCATCAAGTTTCGCTGCTTCATCTTTCCAGTTATCACGAACCCATGTACGCAAAAATTGATAGGTTTCCATACCAAATTTATTAACGATGTACTCTTGGAAACGGCTATCGCCTACTAACTTATTGACATCAGTTACCGCTTTACGCATGGTTACGTGGTTAATAGCTTCTGTAATTGCATTAGGAATAACATCGAAATCAAGCATTAAGGATTTACCTTTAACTACATCCAAACGTGATTTAGTAGCACCCATACCAGTACCGAATATCGCATTGCTAGCAATCATCGTTTTAGCAATATCCTCTGTTTCAAAATCAGATACTTTAGCACTTACTTTAGGGTTGTACACAATAGGGAAATATTGACCTTGTATTTCTCTACCGCCAATTGTGAATGTAATCCCTTTTTCTTTTTTCAAAGGGTTTCCATAAAGTTCTTCTTGAACCTTACTACGCTCTTCATAGAATGAATTGATATGTTCCCATGTACGAATGACAAATTCCCAATCCTTATCAGTCATGTATTCTTGGAACGCTCTCTCCATTTCTACTTCATTACTTTGGATAGTTTCTAATGCACGTTGTCTATTCTTTTCTGTACCCCAATTCAAGGCAAGCATAATAATTTGCTCTTTTGTTACGTTGCGTAATTCGCCTACGTTATACAGATGATCATTACGAACATCAAAGAGTTGTTTCTTAGAATATACCGCTTTCACATCTCTGGCCAATCTATACATAGATTTTTCTTGGTATTCATTAAATTTTCGAGTAGCTTTATCAATTGGGTCATAGATATATCTAACTGCAGGGCCATTCTTTCCGCCATCCAATCTGCGTAAGAATGTTTCTGCTTTTAGCAATGCTAAATGGAAATCGTTTATTTTATCAGATAATGCATCAACTTTACTGCGATTATTTAGTTCGTTGAATACGTTTCCGTTATCTCTACCAAATGTTTCGGCTGCCTTATCAATGATTTGGAATATAGCTTCATCAAATGTAACGTTATTTCCTTTTTCATCAATTAGTGTACTTCCCTCATATTGAGTTCTACCGCTTTTGTACATACCTGTCATGAGTTCCTCTAACTGTTCGAGTTCGCTCATTTTAAGAGTACTAAACGTTCTAGGTGATTTAGCATCGAACATTTCGTATATCCATGGTTCAAGTTGTACAGTCGCTTCCTTATCGCCAATAATGTCAGCATCTGCATCGAGTGCTTTAATCACGGCCATCATGTCAAAACCATTAGTAGGTTGTAAGCCATCATACTTAGTCAATCCCATTTGATATGCCATGTGGGTATAGAAATAACGCATATTAGGTTCAATCATGATAGGGTTTTGACTACGTGTCATGCGGTTCAATTGGTCTAACAATTTAACACGCAATTTCTTAATGGCTTTTGAATTTTCAAACGCTACTCTTGCTCTTGCTTGATTAAGCATTTGAGATTGTTTAGCACGTAATGCTTCATCTACTTTACCAGTTGCCAATGCACTATCGGCTTTTTTGCCATCTCGTACTGCTTGATTTTGGTATTTCTTGTACTGGCTAGCTTGAGATAGCGTCAAATCACCTAATTCGTTTCTTGCACGTTCCATGTATTTTGGAATAGTGCCAAATCCACCATCACGAATTGCACGCACCGCATCAATACGTTCTTGCAACTGTGCTTTTAGGTTTTCAATGCGTTCTTGTGCAGTATCAAGTTCTTTAGTTACACTGCCTAATTCCTGTGCTACCCTTGCATTGTCTTTCTTGATGCGTTCAGATTTCGTCAATTCTTTTTCAATTGGTTTCAATTCTTCATCAAGATTTTCACTGTTAGGGTCTAGCTTTTGTAATTTGCTTAGTAATTCCCAGTTCTTAGCAAGGTCTTTATTGGTATGTGCCTTAATCAAGCGTGCTTCCTCTTGCGTAAGTTCCATTTGACCTTGATTAGATAGTAGCATTTCTTCGGCTATTTCTTGGTTAGATTTGCCTGCGTTTGGATCATTAACAAACTCATTTCTAGCGTTTTCCATTTCCTGTGCTACTGCTTCATCGTAAGTACTGCCAGCTTCCTCACGTTCCGCCTTTTCTAACCCCTCAATAGTTCGATATTGAGTATTTTCCAATGCACCATCACCCAATGCCATGTATCGTTGATGTTCTTTATAGATAGGATATTCTTCGATTAATCGTTTTTCTATTGCAACTTGTACATCGTATTTTACATCTTCCCATTCTTTAATAGGTCGATTATCTAACTCTTTCATGTACTTACGCATTACACGTTCTTTTGCTTTTTCTTTAATATCAGCGATGTATCCTTGCACTCGTGCTTGTTCGGTTTCGCTCAATTGTTGATACAATTTTGTATTTTCAAATTGCTCTAATGCTTGCTCGTGTGCATAACTTTCGATATCTTCCTGTGTGGCAATCATACGAGCCATGACATCTTGGATTTCTTTAGGTGGTAATCCGCCCAATCGTGTTACGGATCTATAAATTCTAGTTAGCCATTTAGAGAATGTTCTGAATACACGTTGCAATGCTTTTGTAGGTGCTTGACCTTCTCTTAAATATGATTCCCAACCTCGTGCGAATTTCTCGTGTGCTTTGGTATTGTCTACATTTTCACCATCGACCCAACCGCTCCACTCTTTGAGTGTGTTCCAATCATCAAGTAATTGTTTAGGTGCATCGTCCATTGATGCTAGTTTTTGAATATCGTCAAAGAATACATGCCCCATTTCGTGTAAGAAAGTACTTCTATCTGCAGTTTTAAAAATGCTGATGATGCGTTCGCCATCTTTCATGATTTCGGTCATACCATTAACGGATTGGTTGTACTTTTCGATAATATTAATAGCTTTATCATCGAACACTACAAAATTATGACTAAGACCATGTTTGTATTTAATCCCTTTTATACCTAACTCGTTTAATTTAAGAGATGCGTTTTTGTCGCCACCTAAACGTTCTGATAAATCATTATAAAATTCCTTACCAGTTTTATTAATGTCAGTCGGATCTAATTGTTTTATTTTGTTTAAAACATATTCCGACTGTTCGTTAATTGGTTTTGAGTAATCTAACATTGTATCTGTATCTGGAATTTCAACATTATATAGTGTTGGTTTGTAAACAGAAGTTACTTCAAAATTATCAATGTTATCAATTAGATATGAATTTTTTAAAACGATATCATTATAAAAAATATAATGTTTATTGTATCTTTTCTGCAGCTCCTCAATAACATCAAATAGGTATTCTTTATTCACTCGTTTGTTATCAGATTTAGCTTTGGTTTTAGCATCGTTTAATATAACAGTTGCCATTCGTTCAAACTTATTATCAACAAGTGTTGGTAGTTTATTAATAGCAAATTTACTATTTTGTGTTATAAAATCTAAAACACCATCTAATTCATTCAGATTTTTAGCAACTAAATCTAAATTACTTTGCTCAGCATCTCTGTTGAGGACTAACCGATTTAATAGGCTTTCTTTATTATTCTCTACATTAATGCCACCAAATATTTGCTCTATAACAGGAGCATATTCAATTGGTATGTCATTACCATTTAAAGTAAATTTATTTTTAGATTTACGCTCTACTTTATATTTTTCAGCTACATTTTTGTTTTCAGTAAAATATAAACCCCAACCAAATGCTTGTGTTCCCAAACCACCACCGATACTACCCAAATCAAATTCATCAAAGTCATACGGTGAACCATGCCATGCTGATTGATAGTACTGATAATTATGTTGTTTTCTAAGCTTGTTTAAATCTTTTTCGTTTGGTATACTATTATTAATAATAAACTGTTTAGTAACCGGTTGGGCCATTTGTTGCCTGCTACCCGTTACTAGACGGTTTATTTTTTTTGTATTCGCATATAACAAATTGCCATTTGCGATTTGTTGATTATACCAATTAATATTACGTCTTGGAGTAATGGTTTTAATTTTATTTATATTTGTTCCATTAGCAGTTTTAGTAAATGTAACGACAACTTGGATATTCTCACCACTTGCATTTATATTTGGGTTGCCGTTTTTAGCATACATATCTAATACAAGGATTGCTTCATCAGGAACTACTTTTTGTGAACGCCCATTATAATTCTTAAATACAGCAACTGGATTAGCTATTTTTTTAGGCAATAATTTAATGTCATCAATTGATATTTGGTTGGCGTGTTTCCCAGTAATTACTTTATGAATTATGCTCGGATCAATCATGACAGCGCCGTCGAATCCTAACATTTGTAATACGAGTGGAGAATCCATTATTTGAACAGTTCGAGTAATTTGTTTTCCGCTCAATTGATCATCAACAACTTGTCCCCAATTATTTATAGCCGTTTCTATTTTTTGTTGCATTTGTAATGATTGTGCATACCCATTATTATACGTGCCACCATTCATTTGAATACGAACAGTATTGAAATAATCCATAGCCGTATAGTTACCACGTCCAGCACGTCGCATAATATCTGCCATTACATCAGCATGTTGAGCCATAAGCAATGCATTAGCTTCCGCCGTATCACGTTGTTTACGATCAATTGTTTCATCACTCATTATCGACTTTAAGGACTGATACACTTCATACCCGGATTTGGATAATTGCATACGTAAGGCGATGTCATTATCTGCGAGTTCAAATAGCTTATCTCGCATAGATTCTAGCGATTCAATTTGTTTGAGTGTATGCTCCATATCAGCATAATGGGCTCCGGCCTGATTGAGCGCTTCCGGATTATCCGCTAGTGTACTTTGGGTGCGAGCAAGACTAGATTGATACGCCATTCGTCTACGTTCAGAATTAGAACGTGGCGGCTTGTTTTCACCTAACCACATAGGATTGACTCCGCTAGTACGTGCTGCTTCTAAATCTGTATCCATAGCATCAAAATCGCTTGTATATTGCTCACGATATTGCTCGGTTAATTCCTTATAGACATTATTAAAGGTTTGTTTAATATGTGTTGGATCCGCAAGAACCACATCAAGCATTTCCTTATCTACATCAGATACTTCATCAAAATAGGAACGAATAATATCATTCTTAACACGCTCTGCACGCTTTTCAGTATCATCCCTAACAAGGTCTTTCATAGCATGGACTTCTTCTTTGGCACGTTCAAGAGTTTTCATGGAAAGACCACCACGTGTAAAGTAAGAGGATTCTTCCAGCGCTTTAACTGTTTCTTCAGATAAGCCTCCACTTAATTGAGCATAGGACCCGATAGGTATTTCGATTGGAGCGTCAGCCGTAATCGCCTTAGATACATCCTCTTGTGTTACCAATCCTGCATCTACCATATTTCGGATGGCCACTTGACCTTCAGCAGTTTCAGCCATTTCATTGACATTAACATAAGCGGTAGATACGCCTATATTATCCCCCTGAGCTTGTACGATTTTTCCGTATAATTCAGGGTTTTCTTTTGCCAAATTATTAACTACAGCATCGTTTTTAAGGTTCTGCATGATAACATGACCGTTACGGTTTTGCTCTTCCATCACAACCATATGTTGTTCTTCAGGTGATAACTTTTGGAAATCTCTAAAAGCCTTCATGGTACGAACACCACTAATGCCGCCACCAATTGCACCAAATCCAACAACAGCAGGTAGAGCTTGCCACATAGCCTCACCAGCACCTACAAACATATCACCTGCAGAATATGGACCCTCTTGATCATTCGATTTACGCCATAGGTTATGCTGTAATTTTTCGTTGACGTCTTGTAGGCCTTCCTCAAATAACTCTGGAGCGCCAGCCTTAATGGAGGCCTTGGCTACCTGTGCAGCAGTAACACCAATACCACGATTAAATGTCTCAGCTGCATTAGTAGTTCCTCTTGAAACTGCATTGGCAAGTGCGGACTTAGGAGCGATTTTAGATGCAGCTTTACCGATAGCACGAGTGGCCACAAATTCAATCCCTGCATCGATTGCAGCAAATGACATGGCATACTCTTTTGCTTCTTCATTGGAATATACTCGATTTCCTTTTTGGTCACGTTTACCAATCAATTCAAGATACTTATTACCGAATGACATTTGATACATTTGTTCTGCCATACCGATTTGAGATCCTGTACTTAACCCTACAAGGCCACTGGCAATTGCTGCAGGTACAGCACCTACACCACCAATAGCTGACCCGGTCACTGCACCAGTTGCCATGCCTAATGCCATGCCTTCGGCTGCTCTATCAGACCCTTTGATAGCATGTACAGCCATCATATACCCTTGGGCTGCAGTTTCTCCAATAACAGATTCTAATATATTACTACCGTCAGACTGCCTGTATTTAGATAGGTTTTCGTCTAACCGATTGATTTCAGCTGTTAGTTCAGCAATCTTATTAGGGTCGCTTTCTTGGGATAATTTATACCCGGCTTGGGCGCGTAAGATTTGGTCGTTCATAGACCAAACATTCTGTTGGACCGCATCAAATACGCCGTGAGTATTATTAATGGATTCAAGATTGCGTAATGCAGTAATTGCTTCAGCAGAACTTTTATAATTTATAGTGTTAAGTTCTGGATACATAGCACGAATCTCTTGAATCGTTTTACCTCTATCCATTTGTGCTGCGACCAATTCAGCACGTCTGATACCTTCTTGGCCACTTGCCATAATCAAATCAGGATTAATGCCTAGCTTTTCACCGCTATCAATAGCAGACCGGCTCCAATCTTCTTTGTTCCATAGATAAATTTGCTCTGCACGATGCATAGCAGGTTGTAATATTTCACTAGCCTTATTTACAAAGTTTTCACTTTGCTCCGGAGTTACATCTGTTTGTGCTAATGCATTTAAACTATTAGTATCTATTGTAGCTTGCGATGGGTCCTTATGTAACCAATTATTAAATCCACTAGCGGCATTACTTATTGTCTTGCCATACGAATTATCTGTGGTTTCTTGTTGGACAGCACCTTCAAATGGCGTATGTGCATTAGATTGAATGCCAAAAGTACCATTTGTCGCTTGTTCGGGTGTGATTTTATAGTTACCCATTATTGACCTAACCTTTCTGCCAATTCTTCCGGTGTAATTGTATGTGTATCTCCGCTACTATCTTTATAAACATAATAAGGTTGACCGTCATCGCCTGTAGTGTTATATAACCCATACATACCGTTAGCAGCCAATTGAGCATTTGTATATTTAACGGCAGAACCTTTACCGCCAAAGAAATTTGCCATTTTCCCTGCACCCCAGAACTCACCTGTTTTAGTGGATGCAATTGCCTGTTGTGCTACTTCCTCAGCACCCCATTGTGCCATTTGAGCCGGTGACGGATCATACCCATTCTTTTCTCTGAACTCTTGAACCTTTGGATATACAGCAGCAGATACGCCTTGCCATTCAACACCATCAATCTTCCTACCGGCTAGGCTTTCTATGCTACTTTTCATGCCTTTCATATTAGGAGAGTATTTGCCGGTACCATTAGCGTACTCATCAAATTCCTTATTAATTTGCGATAATTGTTGAGGATTAAAATATACGCCCATTTGCCCGATAAAATCATTTAGGTCATCAATGCTTTTAAATTGACCGTTAGCAATAGCTGTTTTCACGCCCAGTACATTTACCTCTTTAGCCTGTGATGCTTTTGCTGCCGCTTTATTAACTGCTATTTGCGCTTGATTCAATTGACCTTGCATAGCTCTTGCATATTCAGGATGAGTAGCAGCATAATCTTGTCGAATCTTTAACGCCGTTATATCGGTTCCGCCGTTTTTAGCATCAGCAGCAACCATTTGTTCTACCTCGGCTTTTTGGTTTTCCAAGGCCACAGCACGGCTATGTGCAATTTGTTGGAGTTGCGTAGCAACATTACGTTGAATCATTTCTTTACGCTGTTGAGCCTGTGCGGGAGTTTCCGCTTGGGCCTGCCCATTAAATAGACGTGATTTAACTTCTTGTATATATTGGCGAACACTAGGCTCATCACCATTTCCTTGTGGTGCATCCCATGAATAATGATTACCATCACTATCGATGGCATCCGGTGCGCCATCTTTCCAACGTTGCCCGTTCACAGGTCCCGCATACCATGCAGCAAAGGCCCCTTCAACACCATATTTTTGTGCATACTCACCTAATTTGAATGCGGCAACTTTCTTTTGTGCTTCCGGGTCAGACATATCAGCACCCGGTATGCCTGCTTGTTCGCTCCATTCAGGCCAATTACTTGGTAAAATTTGGAATAAACCATAAGCACCTGTCCGACCATTAACAGCGCTAGCATCACCGCCGCTTTCCTGTCCCATTACAGCCGCTTTTAAATTTTCGACAGTCGCCTCACCAGTACTGCCCGCAACTTTACCAAATCCACTTTCGAACAATTTATTGGTAACTTTATTCAAAAGATCTGGATCATACGGGTCAAATTCACCAATGACATCACGAATCGTCTTTTCATTGCCGGTTGCCAATACCATACTTGCTTTTCGTACTTTTTGCCGATATCCCATGATTTCCTTTTCGTCAATCAATCCGGATTCGGCGACGGCGTTAATCATCTTATTTGCACCGTCTAAATCATCATCAGAGATTTTCTTTTCAATCATGGTAACTGCAGTATCTTGCTGCGCCTTTTTAACTTGAAGATTAATCGTATTATCGTCATATCCAAGATTAGCAAGTTGAGCATGAACGCTACCGCTTATTTGTTGCATAGTTTGTCCAAATGAATCAGGATTGCTGTTTACAACGCCGTTATTAGCGATGTTTTGAATGCTCATATTCAACGCCTTCATGGCACTATCCTCATATTGGCCACGAACATATCGATTAATTGTATTAATTGTATTTATTCTGTCGTTATCAACAATTTTGTTAAATGCATTAATCGAATCTGTCATCTTAAAATGATATTTTCCAAGAATTCCATTTCGTTTAACAGATTCAATCTCGCTGTAATCAGTAGGAATATTTAATGCATTTTCTCCTTTACGGTTCATAAGACCATTGTCAGGGTCATACATAGCTTGATTCATGGCTTCTGTATATTCATTAGCTGCATTCACTACGTCTACCAATTCTTTTTGCTTTTGGATTTGTAGCATAGTTGAGCCTAAATCGCCAATCGCTTTACCAAGGCTTGATAATCCTTGCTGATTACCACCATATGCCATTTCATTTCCGGTAGCTTGTGTACCGCCTTGAATCGTATTCAGTTTTTGCGTCGGATCATAACTAGCAAATTTCATATCCTACCTCATTTTGTAATCACGCTTAACTGTTACTACAGGTCCCTTATCTGTATAACCAGTAGGGTCACCGCTATACGTAGTCTTCATTTTAGGCTTAGCATATTGTTGTTTAAGCCCATACATAGATGATGCGGCACCAAGAATACTACCTACCATTGCCAAATTGCCTTGACGTCGTGCATTTTTAGCGGAAGCACGTGCGGCGTTAGCCTCATTCTGATAGTTCATACCATTCAGATATTCGTTGTAAATAGCATTATTCTTGTTTTGCTCCCAGTTATACACATCTTTGTTGTATTCATCATAACTACTAGCCATTAACTGTAATGGGGAGCCGGCCATTTGCAATCCACCTGCACCTGCTTCAGCGGCATTCGTTCCAGCTACAAGGCGCATACGATTATCCATTTTGTCACGCTCTTGTAATTGTTGCATGGCAATTTGCTCTTGCTTGCGATCAGATATACGCTTATTAGCTTCTGCCGCTTGCGCCTGTGCGTTATACATAGCAACTTGCGCTTTTGTTTGTTGGTTCTGAGCAATCAATCCGACGCCAGTACTAACTGCGGTTAAGATTGCCGCTGCGGGTAAGCACATATGAAGTCCTCCTTCTTGAGAGTAAATAATTCTAAATCACCAACCTTTACAGTTGGATGAATAACGGCTCCAATCGATTCGAGCCATCGCTTTGTTTTAATGTTAGTTGTGTGAACGTAATTAAATAGCCATTCACTAGTTTCTAACCATTCACCAATAACTTGATTACTTAACTTGATAAAACGCATCTGCCATCGCATATCGTTTTCTAATACTTTATTACCTAGAAAATAAATCCCATACATTCCATTTACCGGTTCTTTTGCAATCCCATATACGCAAATAGCCACATCGTCTTCTACGACGACATGGCTATCATAATCAGATTTACAAATCTCGGAACAGAAATCCTTGAAAGGGTATAAACGATTCACCTCTTGGACTTCTATGGCGTCTATTGCCCTTAGGTTGACTTCTAGGTCATGAATCAATTTATCTCGCCGTGTAGGCTCAATTTCATCAATTTTAAAGTCCCGGTACATCTCTTAGTCCTCCGCCAATTTCAACTATGCGAGTTATCGATAATAAATTAAATGGAAACGGATCACTATGCTGAATACATATCGATGTATCTGTTGAATAATTTGTCCCCATTTTAGGTAGAATTACAGGTTTATCACCTGTGAATAATTCATTCGGTGGTAATGTAACATCATCCATACGGTCAAATGTGCGGCCAACTTTACCGCCAAAGGATTTATAAACTCGCAATACCACTCTTGTTATGGTAGCTACACGCCCTTGCAATGTGCCATCTTGCATTTGCATTTCTACCGATGGAACACGAATTTTAGAAGTAAACGGTAATCCGATTTTGATATTGCTACCACTAACGTTTAATTGTAATAATCCATCATCTGGCACAACCACATCCGGTTGTTGTTTACCATCAATTACAACTTGCACAGATTGACCACTCAAATGAGGAATGTTAATACTATCAATTGCATTACTCGACTTAAATTCGACATAGCAATCAAGGAATACATTCACATCATCAGAATATAGCGGCACCATACGCTCGATACACTTCACCTTCTTGCCTTGTAATGTGCGCTCAACAAGTGTGTACAAACTATCCTGTTCGCCCTCAGACACGGATTCACAGTACAGATATTTACCATTGGTTACGAAATGTGACCAACCATATACCTTTTGCTCTGGTATATAGGTTAAACAGTTAATCTCCCCATCATTTCTGATGTAATAAATAATACTGTCCGGGTCCTGCGCATACGCACTAGTTATAGTCAAATACCCTCTAACACGTGTCTTAACAAATAACGTGAGGTCTTGCCCTGTATAGTTATCAGACTCGTAACTATAACCCATATCACGAACAGTGCCGCCACGTTCTTGAACAAACACACAACGGTTACCTATGAACTGTGGTTCACATGATAAGGCTCCTCGTTGCGTCTGTGTTTTTAAATTACAGTTGGTAGGAGTAATCGTTTTATCGCCGCTAACAATCCATTCATTACCGCTTGTAAGAATGATTAGATCGTTCGCAGGTACAAGATGTCGAATCTCGTACATTTTGCGATTAATCACAGGTAAGGTAATCGAGCTATCGTCTGTAATAGTACCTTCTACCTTTTCAACGCCAAAATTTGGATAGTCGCCAGTCCGGCTCATCCAAATATAATTGGGGTTCTTATTGGTAGCGGCCACTACAAAGCGGTCTTGATAAAAGGTACACAACTTAGGATAACCATTGCTCCGGCCCCAACTCCCCATCTTCCATTTAGAAGTGGCTTCGTTTTCAACGATACCATTCAAGATATTAATCTTCATGGTCTTAGCATCTACAAATTCTTTAAACTCGATAATACCCCATGTGGTATATGGCAATATAGATAAATCAACATTACATTCACCGCTTTTAATATCTGATTGAATACGTAGCTTTGCATTTGGTTCAATCTTTCCGGCATCGGTTACGTTGTAATCATTATTAGAGGAGTATGTACGGTAGTCTTTCCAAGTCGTCCCATTATTTGTGGTAATTTGTAGTTTTACAGTACCAGTCCATGTCCCATGCGTTGTAAATTTCCAAGCTAGGTCTTGGTCTGTGGAGTAGGATTCTACATTGTAATTAATGTTGTTGTACTCATTCCATTTATTAAAGCCGCCCATAAATGAACGTTTTTCTTTCTTTTCAACTACTGTCCCAGTATTTTTAGTGTGAACGGCCGCAACAAAATAGCCTAGTTGCATGACCATTCCCACCATATCAGCATTGAATAGATCTTTACTTGAACGTATCGTATCACCCGTTACTGTTACGGTAGAGTTAACGTCTGTATTGATTGTGTCATACGGTTGTTCAGTTAACTTGTAGGCTTCAAGTCGCCAATCCGTATCACTATACCGAGATAGTGTCTGTATCGGATATTTCCCACTACAGATGAACATAACGTCACCAGATTGACTACAGTTCAAATCAAACAATATATCGCTAGTAAAAGGAGTTGTAACTTCAATGCCAGTATAAACACCATAATTCCACACACGAATATATTTGTCGCCAAACTCGAGCATGAAGGAATTATTAGTATTTGTAGTAAATTCAAATAATCGTGTTGGCTTGTCACTATATTTAACTTGCCCTACATATTGGCTGCCTTGACGTTTGGCAACGGCTCCATATGGACGAATAACTACATTCTCCGCCTCTAATAAAGCACTTTTATATTGCTCTAAATCAAAGCGGCTCGATACATCCGGTGATACTTCACCAGTTGTAAATGCCAATTGCGAAATATAAATAGGATTACCCATTACCAATCCCTCGCTTTCACATAGCTAGATATGTAAACTGTATCTTGCTTGCGTTCCTTGGCGTTCATGCCTTTTGCCTCTTGAACGGCAGCTTGATACAACTTGTACGCTTGGTCAAACAATCCTCTATCGCCAGTTAATGGCATGGCTAGTGCGCTAGCCAATTTGCACTGCAACATATATAAGGATATCGAATCCCAAATATCCAAATCTGTTACATCATATATATAATCAATGAATGCTAGTGGCACATCACTCACTATGCATTTTTTGTTATTTCCAATATTAAATATGTTGTATTCCGGTTGCGATTCCGCATGAAAGCGATCGCCTTGTGGAATAACTCCTAATATCCGAATGCATTGTTCCGGATACGCATATACATAATTCCACCCATTAATTTTATGGGCGGACAATACCAATCTTTCATTTTTACGAGCAAAATTCCATTCGAATTGCCGTAACACCAACTGTCTAGTTGGGTCATATTGCATACGACATTGGCGGCCTTGCTCTGTTTCTTCTTCAAGCGAATAAAGTAGTCCTGCATTAATTAATGCGAGTGCTTGATTACAAATGTCCGTAGGTGTCATAGTTCCCCCTATATGGTAATAGAGGGATGCATAAGCACCCCTCATATTGTCCCTTATTCTTCCGTAGTATCGGTTTTCTTTTTGCTTGTTTTCTTAGGCTTTTCGTCCCCAGTGTTTTCATCTGGTGGATTTTCATTGCCAGTGTTTTCATCTGGTGGATTTTTGTCACCCGGCTCTGTTTCAGTACCTTTAGGCTTTACTTCACCTACAAATTCAAAACAATCTTTTCCGAAATCATTAATTACATCTTCCGGAATATCAATTGTTTCACCTTTATCAACAAGGCCGTGCATCGTTAAATACATTTTTTGTTTAGTTGTTACTAACATAATTACACCACCTTATCGAGCAATATTCGTATCAAATGTGAGGAATGCGGTAATTGTACCTGCAGTCATATTATTAGCATTGATTCGAATAAACTTTTTCGCACCAGCCGGAATACGCATTACACGTTCTTCGCCTGCTTTAGCATTAGCAGGAAGCGTAACGCCGGTCAACAATTTAGCATCAGCCATATTTTCCTTATCGGAAGTATAGACATTGAATAAACCTGTACCGGTTACATCTGCATCAATACGAATGACAAGCCAAGGAGCGACAACAGCGTCGCCCCCTTCACCATTCATTACTACTTCAGAGTTTGTGTTAGCTGTAATAGCCTTCTTCCAGAAAAATACATTTTCTTTATCGATCATCATAACTTGGTTACCCCCTATTATTTAACTTGTTGTTCACCAATAATTAATGCATCAGTACGACGTACTGGAACGTCATTGAAATCAACAACGATTTTTCCCGGTTCTTTACCTGCTGCAGTTTGATATTGATGACCTTTGTTAAGTTGTTTACGTAAGAAACCACGAACAGTCTTGTTCATATACCAAACTGGACGACCCATACCAAGGTTAGGAATTTTTTCTTCTGCATCAATCATCAAGTCGATAAGGTCAGCGCCTGCAGATGCATCTTTTGTAAGTTTAGATACATCAATGTTCGCAATACGAACAGCATAACGCCAGTCACGGACTGTTAAACCCAAATCCCAAGAATAATGAGTTTGATATGCTTTATATTTCTTCCCTTCACCATCAAGTGCATCAACTACACCATCTGGGTCAATACTAAAGCCAGCTTTACCACCTTTAGGATAGAATCCATACATAGTATTAGGACCCCATACGCAAAGCCAAATAGATGTTAACTGATTACCGGTACCACCTGCATCAATAAGGTTTTCTGCAGAACGAGCAGTTTTATCATTGTATCTTGGAGATAAGCCGATAAACTTTTCAGGCTCAGCTTTAGAACCATAGAATAAAGTAGATGCCATTTCTTGGTTCATAGATTCCAAGAATGCACGATCTTCTTGTAAACGGAATTCAGCAGCATTGTTAGAAATATCTACCAATTTACGGTCAACAACTGCATATGCTTCAAGCATACCGCAGGCGTCTGTAATTTGTGCTGTTTTGGATTTATCTTGATTTACCCCGCTATTAAATAAACGCCAAGTTGCCTTTGGTAAACCAGTACGAATAGTAGTCATATTACCAGTTTGAAGATTACCTTCAAGCATTGTCATATCCGTTAAAATTTCATTGGTTTGGTTCATCATTTCAACAATTTTATCAAGATGACCATCACCTTTTACACGTTGTGCTACATCGAGCAAAGTAGGGTTTAATGTTCCAATTGCCATTTAATTTCTCCTTATTTCTTCATGTCACTATAAATAGATTCAGCCAATTGTTGTTCAGTTGTAATTTCATGGCTGCCTTTAGAATTGCCCACCCCCGGGTCTTCCTGAACCATTTCACCAACAGCAGCAAATACCTTAATCATGTTGATGTCGTTATCAATGCGACTATCAACCAACAATTGACGTAATTCCGGCACTGCTTTAGTTAGTGCTTCGATGCCTTTACCTGCGAGGGCTACAGTTTCATCGAATTTGCCGCCCAATTCCTTTTTGGCGTTTTCATAATCCGCTTGGTGTTTTTCAACAAGCGCTTGTTCTTGCTGTTCTTGATAAGCAGTCAAGATATTCTGTGCGTACTGACTGCCAAACTTGGCTAGTTCAACCGCTTGTTCCTGTGTAGCACCAACTTGGTTAAGCAATTTACTAAAGTCTGCGGATACAGTTTCATCAAGCTCAGTACCTTCAGGAAATACATCCTTAAAGTCATAAACTGTTGGTTCAGTAGGTGGTGTATTATCACCGCCTAGTACAGATGGATTGCTACCTTCACCATTTGGATTAGCAGGTGGTTCAGTAGGTGGCGTAGGATTGTTTAGGTCCGGATTCGTGCCCGGTTCATTGCCAGTCATGTTATTGTTAGCACCCATATTGTCATCAGCCATTTTGTTTCTCCTTATCGACTAAACTATTAAAATATTCTTGTTGCCCGATATATTCGAGCTGTGCTTGGTGGTACTGTTTAACGCCATCGACGCCTAATTTGTTTAGGTCCCCATGGAATAACAGCCCCACCTTGCGCTTGCCTTCGTTAAAATATGTTTCACTGTTGCCAGTGAAAGATTGCTTTAATATGCCTGAGCGATCCATTAACCGACAAAAAAACCACCTACCTAGCTCTGTGCTAAGTACGTGGTTAAGAGCCTGCATATCTCGCTCTTGCATATAATCTTTAATTGTTTTCATCTAAACACCGTCCATTCCTAGCCAACTCTGTAATGCAGGGTTGCCATCATTGGCGGCGTCTGTTGCTTGCTTAGCTGCTTGCGCCATTCCCGGTGCCAATTGAGCTGCTTGCATAAGTTGTTGTTGCTGTTCCTGTTCAGCTTGTGCCTGTGCCTGTTGTGCTAAGATTTCTTGATACTCATCATCGGAGCGAATAATCTTAGCCGGTACACCGAGATTTACACCGTATGTATTGGCCGCTTCCTCAAAGTTGAACTTGTTGACGATATTAGGATTAGCTTGTGCCAAACTCATGATGAACGCAAAATACTGTTCGATGTTCACCAAAGAACTCATCTTTTGCGCTTGGGCTAACGGCGAAATATATTCAATCTTAACCTCTTGACCGTTTAACTGGTCTAAGAGTTCTTCATCCTCAACAGGTGGAAATACACCGGCACGATCTAGTACCGCATACACACGTTCAATGATTGGGTTCAAGAATTCAGATAACAACCGTTCAACCACAGGGCCTAATTGTTGCAGTTTCTCTTGGGTCCTCTCCATTACCTCCCGAGCCGTCATTTGACCTTTATCAATTTGGTCTAGCATCAAGAATAAATCAGCACTATAGGCTCTCTTGATTGAATCCTCTGTAACTGCAATCTTGTTTTGAATGTCTTGTAAATTGGACTGAACTGTAAACATCGGTTCAACCTTATGTTGACCCTCAATTTCTGTGATGCCACCGGGATACAAGTTAACCGTACTGATAACATCAGATGGTGCTTGCATAGGAGGCTTAACACCTAACTCAACGGCGGTCAGATAGTCAAATTCTAACTTCTGCAGCATTTGTGAATCTGGTTGTGCGAACCATGCGGCACCTTTACCATAACCATTCAAATCCATCGACGTATGCCGAGCGATTGGAATTGGCCATTCCTCAAAACCGCCATGATATAACACTTCATCACTATTGCTGCCTTCAACCCAATAAATGGACGAGTATGGCATATTGCGACGTCCTAACTTATCCTTACGTTCTTTGTTAGGCTCAACCAACCAATTGACTGTGAATGATTGTTGCAAGCTATTTCCGTTATCGTAAATATTCTTTATGTTATCCGGACAATTTTCATACCCGAACTGTTCGACAATCTGATCAACTGTCATTTTGTATTTACGGCCAAAAATATTTACAATTTCCTTGCTGTTAGTACTAATAGCATAGGTGCCTATCGGGTACGATGTGAAACGAACACCAGATTCACTATCAGCGAATATTCCCATAGGAGCTTGTCCCATGGTTAACTCCATATAGACTTGATGGACTACGCTGTAGAAATTGGATTTAGCGAGAACTGCATACAAGACTTCCTCTCGTTCATCCAATAATTCCGCAACTTGGCTATTCGCTGCTACGTCAATATTCTCCATGGTTAACTTAAACCACTTACGGCTCGGAGGCGTTAAGCCGCTCATGACGCCACTGGCGAATATCTGACAGGATTCCCAAGCTACAGGATTTAGTATTTTACCGTTGTAAGGTTCCGACTGGTCTTCCTCACCATCGAATTGACCAATGAACGGTAACTGATAGTCTCGCAACTGCTTCCACTTATTAATGTATCGTTGCTGCGCATTAAATAGCTGAGAGAATTTCTTTCTCAACTTCGTATAATCGCGTCTAACAGGCTTAACACTTTCCGTAGGTTGTCTAGCCAGTAAAGATTCCATTTCCGCCATGCTAGCCTCCTAAAATTGATTTTTGACCACTTCCAGTTGGCCCTAAAATAGTAGATTCAAAACCACGTTTGAATTTGCGTTTAGTTTCTGCCATTTCCTCACCAGTCTGATTGCTCATATTCGTTTGAACAGTCGGAGCCGGAGCAGGTGGTGTATAGTTAGCAGATGCACCTTTCATACACATCTCAATCCCTCACTTTCTACAATTAAAAAGGATTGTAACTCGTATTAGCTACAATCCTATTGCCTGTTTCACTTTTTTTAACGACCCGTGCAGCAAAGGTCAAGGCGAGAGCGTCCCCTTTGTTTGGAGACGGTAACCCTCTGTCTTTCATATCTTTTTTGCTTTCAAGCTGAATGTGACCATTCTTATCAATGATCGATTCCGGCCCCACAATGTCATCGTAGAGTGCTTGGTCATTCGGTGGAATCGAACCACCTTCACGGAGCCATTCTTTCATCTGCCCCCACATGTATGCCCTCATATTAAGATATACAGGGTCATTACTCTTACCGCCAAACTCAATTAACCGCCATTTCCGGCCTAATTGCTTGCCAATGGAATATATCCCTGTGCCGTATCCCATATCGATGAATACGGCATCCGCTTTGTATTCGTCCTCGAACTGAGCAATAAGTTGAGCCATGCGCCAGTCATCATCATTCTTAGGAATCGACGCTAGCGACTTCATATAATATCCTTGCCGCATCACTATTTCTAAAGAGTCTGAACCGGTCCACGCAGGATCCACACCAATGATTACAGGCAAGTGGTCAAATGCTCCCGGCTTATAAGATTGCTTTTGTGCCTTATCCGCAATTTCAGTAGAGATAAACTGCAAATCTGATGCGGAAGGAAACACACCACGAACACGAACTTTAAAGAAGTCAGAATCCTCACCGTAAGCCTCTAACCATTCTTCTATCTTAGCTTTATTAGAAATCTTAACGGTACGACTATCAATCTGATATGTATTCCAGAACTTCCTATACTTCCGAAAACATTCACGGAACCGCCCACTATTACGAGTAGGGTTTCCAAATGCACACCAAATAATTTCAGTGTTAGCATCTGTAAGAGCCCCTTCAGTTACTTCCCAAATGACATCATCAATCGCCGATGCTTCATCAAATAGAACCAATATCCGATTACCTTGGTTATGTAGACCTGCGAATGATTCAGGGGAGTTTTTACTCCAAGGGATGGCATCAATGCGCCATGTCTTTTCATAGTCTTTATCACTACAAAAAATTGCTGTGGCTGTATACGTAAACAACTCTTTAGCAATGAACATATTGTGCCATTTGCTAAGTTCTGGCCATGTTTTTGTTCGGAGCTGACCTTCTGTATTAGCAGTAACTACGCCACGAGTATTTTCATGAGTAGATATAGCAAAATGAATAAGCCATGATATCAGTGCAGATTTACCGATACCATGGCCAGATGCTACCGCCTCTTGAATAGCGGTTTGTAATGACTTACCTTTCTTTAATTGTTCGCCGATGTCTTTTAAGATTTGTATTTGCCATTCATCGGGCCCTTCCATATTCTCTAATGGAGTTCCCGGTTCTCCCCAAGGGTAGGCAAAGTATACAAATGCTAACGGATCATGTGTAAGAGCGCCTAATGCCTCAATTAACTCATCATGTTTTTCCATTAGCTCTCTCCCGTGCAGCTTTCAATTTATCCATAGCAGATACTGTAAGCTCACCTTTGACATCGATGTTCTTCGTGTCCCTCCATTTTTCAGGATTGCGGTTCTTTAGCCAGAATATTTGAGCTGTAACGTCTGGAGGCTGTTGTTTCTTTACAACTTTAACGAGCTTTCCATTCTCGTATGTTTTCTCCTCATATTCATAACCCATAGCACGTTTATGCAATGCATTTTCGACTTCAAGGTCAATAACTTCCTTCCCTCTTTTAAGGGACTGTAAAAAAGGTAAGGAATCCTTTTTCCAGTTATACAAGGTTTTAACCGAAATTCCTATATTTTTTGCTATCTGCTCATCAGTAAGGCCATCACGAGCCCAACCTTCTGCACGCAATAAATTATCTGGGTCAGTTAGCCAGTTCTTTTTATTTACTCGCAATGGATCATCACCTCACTTTAATGTATTACCGCCCTTGCGAATCATCTTCCCATTTTTTCTTACACATAATCCGCATGAATTTTTACTAGCACTTGAATGCGTAATATAGGATTGACATAGGCCATCATAAAATATTTCATTGGCCGTGCATATTCCATTTTTATTATTCAAGCATTTGTGCTTGATGCAGTGTATTTGTGTCATAATTATTTTTGGTAGCAAAAAAGGCACATCAATTATGATGCGCCTTTTTGCGTTTGGTACTCTAAATGCTTAGGAAATGAACTCATGTTCTTCCACATACAATATATCATAGATATAGGGGGCTTAAAAGGTCGGAATTAGCCGATTTAAGCCGATTTAAGGCGGAGTTTATAACCTAATTCAAGAAGAGCCAACTTCTTATATTCTTTTCCCTGCGATTCACCATATCCCACAAATGCGTAAGCCTCTTTAGCCGACATACCATTAATATATTGTTGCATGAGAATAATGGATCCAAATGTATTCGATAACGAATCTATCATATGACAAGCATCATCACGTTTGGTAAGTAGTTCATGAATCTGGCGTTTGTACCTCATTTCCATCTCAAGTAGCCTGTTAATATCATCTTCAATACCTGAAGGTTCGCCGCCGTCTACTCGTTCTTTTCCATAATTAACAGCACGTAATGACGTGATATCGTTTTTAATGCGTTGGATATTACGCTTTAACGACTTAATCCGTAATGCTGCTTTGCTTGCCTCATGCAGGTACTTATATGCCAGCTCACGATATTCCTTTTTGCTAAGTTCTACCATAGGACCACCACACAAACAATATTTAATACAAACAGAATACTACATATCACCATATCCCGTATTTGAGATCTAACAATTTTCTGTAGTTGCATTCTATATGCATCAGAAACCATAAAACGCTTTAATGCAGCATCTTCACGATAAGAGTAATAGGACATTTTAAAAATAACCACAAGGTAAATCGCCAGTAGAATGTTTATAATAACCATTTCATTCATCGGTATCACCTGCTAACTTTATACAAGATTTCAATGTATCAGATATTGTATTTTGTTTTATTTCATCTTGTACGGAATCCCACATTAATTTATTTCTGTTCTCATATACACGGAAGTACTCAGCTAAAACATGGCGTTTTATGTTATACAAAAATTCTTCTAAAGGTATCTTTGAATGTTGAATTCCTATTAAATCTACCCTGTGTCCAATGTGCACACTACCAATTTCATATTCGATTAAAAAACTATTAAAATCATATGTAACTTTAGGCATATAAACATCATCAATATTAACAATGGTTAACGCACCAGATAAAAGTTTAATAGCATTATCTATTCCTTCTTCAAATAACGTACTATAAAGTCTCATACTCACCTCTTATGATAGGGCGGATATTTCATCGCCCATATCCTAATCATCAACCAACATTAAATAATATGTCCTTAAACATGATAATTGTCATTCCGATTAACAATGTAAAACTCCAAACAATCATACATATCATCAACACATTAAAAAAGCCATCTTTTTTACACATTATTTACCGCCCATACATTATTTAATCAAAAATACCAACATCACCAATAAATAGATCAATAGCAAAATGCTCATAGCTATTAATCCAATAATGGCACCACATAGATCAATTCCTTGTTGTAGTCTTATTTTTTCGCTTTCACGTATAATCCTATACATTTATCTGCCTCTTTCTTATGTCACATATTGCTTTTTCATATAAACGGCCAATTTCTTTTGTTACATCGCTAACAAATCTAGCCAATGACATTGAATCAGATAATCCACGTTCAACAGTCAAACATAATGGTTCCTGATATTCAATGATTGCCACTTTTGTTTTATAGGAAAATCTTATGTTCCTTTTATGGATACAAATTTCAGGAATAACATCTTCGCTGCCTAAATGCATTTTGAATAATTTTGCGATTGCTTCACGTCGTTTCTCTTCAAAATCCTTTGCTATTTTCTTAATAACAGCTTCACATTCATCAAATAAATAATTGTTAAAATTCTGTCCAAACTTATTCATATTGGTTTATCCTTTTCAGTTATCTTTAATACACATAGTCCTCACATCGTTTTAATATATCGTGAATTAATTTTAATGGAATATTGGAACGTGAATTATATCTGCCTCCAACATTACTTAATTGATGCCATTGTAATTTAGCTTTTATATTGTTTTTCATTAACTTCAAATCAATATTGCTGCCAAACTTTGTTGGTTTCTTAACAGGGTAATCATAGTTGTTGTAGTAAGTTAGGTTTTCATAAGGAATATCAAACCCTATTACATTTGCTATGTACTCCCATATCCGTCCATACGCTGGGTTTTCAATTACGAACACTTTAGGTTGATAACGCTCAATAATTTTTATCGTATTATAAATACACATTTCACCATTGATCCGCGTTAAGAATTGTTTGTCGTAATTATATTGAACACGATTATATTCATAGTTATTACGAATTGTAAATTTACTATTCTCCTTGAATTCACCAAATAATGAAGTGATGCTATTAGGCTCACGTTTCCAACAAGCATTTCCATTTATCATTGCACTGGCATTACTCCAACTTTCGCAAGGTGGACTAGCTAGAATAACATCAGGTCTATCTAGCTTATCCAACTGCTTCCATAGTGCGTTTTTGTTATGTAGCGTATTTATAGCAAGGTCTTGGTTGATACACGCATCACCAATACCTATTGATGTGATTGTATGTTGCCCCCCATATTCACGTTATATTCATCTACCGCTTGACGATAGCAGCCGTTGCCATCATCAAATAATCCCCAAATATTCATTAGTATTCCTTTATCAAATCCGATTTAACGCTTTCCACTCACTCAATGTAAAAGTAGAAATACTATGTTTTTTGGCATATTCAAATTCACCTTTACAGCCACGACTAGACTCCCAATCAGGACATAACACTAAAATGTCACAATGTCCAAGCAAGCTTAAACAGATATCTAAGCCCCTTTGGTAATCGTCACCAGTCAGATATACATAACCGAAATTATGAATAGGGGAAATATAGTCATGACTGGTATCATTTAAAATTAAATCCCCCATGATCACATCAATCTTTTTACGATTACTTTCCTTGCCCCCATATGGATGGGCGACATAGACTAATTTTTTCTTCATAGCATCAACCTTTCAACGTTTCAATATGTACCCAAATCCCTGTGACTGGATTCCAATACTTTTCTGTAATTTCACTACAAACTTGAGCATCATCATTCCAGTAATTCAACTTGGTCATACAGTCCTTAAATAATTTAATAAGATTGTCTGTATCTGGCCGAGTAGTTTTCCAATGTGGCGTTTTACAATTAGTTTTACCGAAACACCACTTGGTAACCAATCGAATCGGTCCCTCTAAAGGTTCACTAGGAACATGATCAGCCAAACCAGCTAAGAATATTTGTTTAGCTTGTTTCAACTTATCAGATTCATAAAAGATAGGCTTACCATGTTGTGTATTCACCTGTTTTGTTTGATGTGTAACAGTAGGGACCTTTTTAAGAGGAATGAAAAATTCAATAATCAATAACCAATCCTCCTTTATTGAGAATTTAATTGATAATAACCAATACAATTTTCAAAGCCCTTTTGTAATGTAGGGTTCAACCTAAGGGGAAGAGGTAAGAAAAGGATGATTTTAGAAATCCTTTTCCTTACCCCCTTAGCTTGAATCCACCTTACATTGGGACACAAAATAATAACAACATACACTTATATATATAAGAGCGTTTGTTGTTATTATTGTTAACCTAAACATAATTTCATAGATTAACAATCTTCTGGTTTGAATAACTCTCCTTTATCAACATTTAAGATTGGTGTTTCTCTTAAATATCGACGAATAGTCATTTCGCTAACTTCCATAATTTCGGCTACCCGTTTAATATCCGCTCTGCCGTTAAACCCATTTTCAGCAGCGGCAATATTAAAGGCATCTACTAATTGCTCTTTTTTCTTTTCCTTAGCAGCTTTTTTGCGTTTGTTTATAACATTAGCGCCTTTTTGTTGTGGGCTATCAAATTGAGCCATTGCAAGGAAGCCGTTTGTATCCACCTTGTGAATAGGATACTCAAACCATAAATCCACCGGTTTAAACTTCGGATATTCTCGGAGTGTTCCTTCCATTCGCCATGCAGTACATTGGCTAGTATCAATAGGAGCATCTTGGAGTTTATCCTCATTCATGTTCTCGAGTTCAAGTTCTAGTAAGTCAAGTAATGCATCTGGATCACGAGCGAATACACCGGAGCCGGATGCACGGTCCATAGACCGTTTACCAGTTTGGCTCCCCTTTGAATGGTGATGACAATAAATGACTGCACATTTTAGTTCAGTACAAACCTTGTCAAACTGATTGCAGAAATTTGCCATTTGATCAGCACTATTTTCGTCACCTGTAATAACCTTGTAGATAGGGTCAATAATGATAGCCTTGTAATTACGCTTTTGAGCCCTACGAATTAACTTAGGAGCCAATTGGTCCATTGGTAAGGACTTACCCCGTAAATTCCATATGGATATATTCCCAATATTGGTTGGTTGCTGTTCAAGGGCCTCATATACATCTTTAAAACGATGTAAGCATGATGCTCTATCAAGTTCTAAATTGACATATAGAACCTTGCCTTGTGTACAGTCAAATCCAAACCACGGCTTACCTTCAGCAATGGAAATGCATAATTGAATTAACGCAAATGATTTACCTGCCTTAGAAGGACCAGCAATGAGCATCTTATGTCCTTCACGAAGAATCCCTTCAATTAATGGCGGTGCTAGGTCTGGCATGTTATCCCATAATGCGTCAAGTTCTTCTGGTTCCGGTAAGTCATCATTAACGGATGCGATCCATTCTTCCCATTCCTTATAGTTTTCTTTACCAATATTCGTTGCCATAAGGAATTGGGGTTTTCCATCTCGCATAACGCCCGGCATTCGAGACAATCGGCTAGGGTTACGATTCTTTTTATCCGGTTTAAAACCATTCTTTTGAGCAATGGAATATATAAAGTCAACACGCTTTCTGTATTCCTCATACGAGTAAGCATCAACTTTAACGATGGCATGAATTGATTTACCGCCACTAAATACCATAGCTGCAATTGGTAATTCTAATTGTTCAAGAATGGCTTTTTGTTTTCCAAGCGACATATTGTCAGATTCTAATAACATATATCGAAATGCAGTTACGTTATCATTCTTAACACCTTTACCATCAATTGGATTAAACCGAATCCATGCACCCATTTCTTTGTTAAAGCTGCCAAACACATTTTCTAATTGTGTCGTACCGTTAATACCATCTATGATTTGTTGTACTGTACGGCTATAATTTCCCATCGTAGGTGACTGTTTGCCGTCCGGTAAAACAAATGTATTAACAACATATCCAACGTACTCCTCTGGCTCAAATAACGTGGTCAAATAGGTAAGTATATCCCGTTTACGTTGCTCTAAAGGATAAGATTTAGGAATCGTAACATCTGATTCTTCAATCCAGTTCTTATCAACAACTTGATATTGTTCCGGAGTTGTGGCTAATACCATGGAGTCAAAACTTAATGCCTCATTATTTTCAAGTTTACGTTTCGATGTCCATCCATTTTCTTTTGCCATTTGAGTGATCGTGGCTCCGGTAACAAGCTTTCCGGTGTACCTACCAAATGACTCCCATTTAGCAGCACATTCGCCTTCATGGAATCGTTCTCCATCATCTGCAGACCATTCTTCCCATATAAACATAGGATAGCCCTCTTGATGGAGAGCAAGTCCTACGTTTAACCATTCCTCATAGGAGCATTGAGCAGGGTCTATATATTCGAGTAGTTCTCGTAAATCAATTTTGCTTTCCATGTTTACTCCTTACCATTACCATTGAGGAATGAATTCTTCTACAGGTGGCTTGTATGTAGCAGGCACTACACCTTTAGGAATGCGCCAGCCACTAGCACTAATACGGCTAATCATCTTAGAGGCTTGATTATTGGTCCATGTTCCTACATTTTTAAAGCCTTTATTTTCAAGGAATCTAATTTGTTTAGGGGTAGACAAGCCTTCTTCACGACGTTTTTGTAATCTATCAATGAGCATAGATGCTTTGCCAGCGTCTTCAATGTTGTCACCATTAATGCCAAATTGCTCAAGAGTTTTCTTTTGACTATCAGTAATGGCGCTCATTTGCCAACCAAAGGCTGGTGTGTAATGAGTGAGGTCTTCCGCTTGAATAGAAAATTCAAATTGCAATGGATCAACAAGTTGTGCTTTTTTCTTACGCATAGCAGCGAGTTCTTTTGCAAGCGCTTCTTCACGTTGAGCCAATACATCAGATTCTGCATCCTTTTCGCATTCTTCAAGGTCCATTCCTTTTTCTTCAAGAATTTCCGTCATGCGCTTGGCCACATCATCTGATTTAGCGATTAAATGAGCAGGTCTACATAATTCGTGACGTTCTACATGCCATAGAAAATCTAAAATCAATAGATGGTCTTTACCCGGTGAAAGACGTGTACCACGTCCTATCATTTGACAATACAAGGCACGAGACCGAGTAGGACGTAATACAATTACACAATCAACACTTGGACAATCCCAACCTTCCGTGAGCAGCATTGAGTTACAAAGTACATTATATTTACCTTCAGCAAATGCTTGAGTAATTTCAGTACGGTCTTGGCTTTTACCATTTACTTCTGCTGCTTTAAATCCTCGCTCATTAAGAATTTCACAGAATCGTTGACTGGTAGCAATTAATGGTAAGAATACGACGATTTTTCTATCTCTGTATTCCATTAATTTATTGGCTATTTCTTCTAAGTAAGGCTCTAATACCCTACCAATATCCCCTACGGCAAAATCACCAGTTGAAATCTTAACCGATGATATATCCAATGTGAGTGGTAATGTTTGCACCTTAATCTTAGATAAGAAACCCTCTTGAATGGCTTTAGGTAACGTGTACTCAAATGCTAAACTTTCAAATACACGCCCTAAATTCTTCATGTCCGAGCGATCTGGTGTAGCCGTAACACCCAATACTTTTGCTTGGTCAAAATAATTTAAAATAGCTTGATAGCTACTAGATACAGCATGATGTGCTTCGTCAATGATAATGACATCAAAGTACGTTTTACTGAACATGGACAATCGCTTGTCTTTACATAACGTTTGAACAGAACCGACTATGATGCGGTCCCATTTACCTATGCATGATTGCTCAGCCTTTTCCATCGCAGTCGTAAGCCCTGACGCACTCATAATTTTGTCAGAGGCTTGTTGCAATAGTTCTTCACGATGCGCAAGGATAAGAACACGCTTACCCCTGCGAACCGCTTCCTCAGCAACTTTGGCAAAACAGATTGTTTTACCTGTACCAGTCGGAAGAACCAATAATGTCTTATTAACCGTTTCCCATTCATGCCATATCGAATCTACAGCTTGTTGTTGATACGGTCTAAGTTCCATTAGAATGCACCATATCCATTTGCTTGAGCATTAGGGTTTGCAAAGCATTTTTTAATTTCGTTACGAGTACCATTATTACCGTCATTTTTCACATAGCCTTGCTGTGTTAGCTCACACATAGCAGATTTACCCATTAATTGGTCAGGGTCAGGATTATAGTTTTCACCTTTTTTTGCAAGTCCTACAGCCATAAATAGTTCTGTAACTTTCCAGATTGTAGATTTCGTATAGAAAAGGTTGTGAATCAATTTTGTTTTACCTTGATCACCACCATCTACTTCGAGGGTAATTTGAGCCTGTGGACAAGATGGTAATTTGCTACCTTCTTTAGGTTCATAAAATTTCTTTGCTACATCTGTGATTACAAATGGATACGTACCAGCTTCAAGTAACGTATATTCACGTTCTTCCGCTAAAATAGGTTGGTCAAATGAATATACTTCTTCTGCTTTACCGAATGTTTCAAAATTGCTTTGTTGTGCTGTCATAATAATTAATTTCCTTTCTTAATTGCTTCAACAATATTTGGCCAGAATGGGATAATCCATCCATTAACGAATTCTGGATCATAATTTTCAAATGGTGTACCAGCTGGATATTTACCACGAGCTATAACTACCGATTGAACTTGTTCTAATGTAATACCATCTTTAACCATTAAGTCTTTTAACGGTTTAGGAATAGCCGTTTCAACTAATGGTATTTCGTTTTTGTTGGTGTCAACATTTTCCTGAGGTGGTGTTATTACAGGTTGTGTTGTAGTAACTTCTCCAACTTGTTCCTTGGTAGCATTCATTACTTCTGGAGCATATTCATTATTAGCGGCTTGCGCTATTTCTTGTACTGCAGCAGTTGGTAGTATGTCATCAGGAATAACATGAGCGATTTGACTATATTCAAATGGCATCATATCTGGTAATCCATGGCGGTTTTTAGCATCCCACGCAGGATTATGGGTGGCATACATCAACCGCTTACCATTGGTTGCTTTCTTTTTGTTTGTTTGAGTAGTGATGATTTCGTTTTTATAATTGGCAAAGAGTACCATGTCCGCCCATTCTTTAATAAGTGGAGAGGTTTGACTTCCTGTCTTTTTGCCAAGTTTCAATTCAAAACGATCATATGCGCCTAATTCATCTGGCTGTTCAAATTTGCGAATTTGAGCATGAGCAGTAAGAACTACGTTCATACCGGCATTGATAACTTCATCAAGTAGATTTAAGAAACGGCCCATTTCTTCACGGACAAACACATAACCGTTACCATAACCAAAGTCTTCAATGCCAGATTTATTATGTTTAGCACAGATATACTCGACACATAACTGCTCCGCCCAGTCGATAGTGTCAATAACTAAAGTCCGATAGAAACCCGGCATTGTTGCAAATTCTTTAACAAAGGAAATTAGCATTTGCCATGATGTAGGCTTATCGGTACGAGCTACATCTAAATGGTCTGTGCTGCTCTCTGTATCAATAAATACAGGCGAGGGAAAATGACTGGCGAAGGTTGTTTTACCAATCCCTTCTGTACCATATATGACGACCTTTTGCGCTCGTTTTCGTTTACCTGTTGTAATATTCATTAAAAATCACCCCATTCATTTTCAGGTTTAGTTTCATTAACTGGTGCTGCCACATTACTGTACTCTTCACCTTTGATGTGGCCATCTTCAATAATGATGGAGCATTCATCTTGGTTATTAGTAACACGAGTTGCAATGACTTGTAGGCCTTCCGATTCAAGCCATGCCCCAAATTCTTTCATAGTGTCTACATCCATTTGTTCGAGTTTATCCATAAGTACAAATCCACACTTAGGATTTAAAGCTCTAACAATGGCCGTAGCCACTTTGAGCTGCTCAGCACCGCTCATGCAATCCCATTGACGATCATTGTAAATAAGAACGCCATCTTGGATAGATAATCCCTGCAAAGGCATTTGTACAGATTCAAGCAGTTTATTTTTATCTTGTCTGATAGTTTCAAGTTCATCAGTTAGACTGTCATAATCTGCTTTGTAATCAGCAGCTTCCTGCAATGCTCTTGCACGTTCTTGATTAGCACGTACCTTTTGATTGATAGCATCTACATTTTTGATTTGCTCCTCGAGTTCAGCCGTAGATTCATCCTCAAGGTCTTTAGCTGCCGTTGTTGCGATATCGTAATCTTCAGCTAATTGAGCTTGCTTAGCTTGCAGTTCTTCAAGCTTCTTTTGCGTTTCATCAACCAAGTTGTTAATGGTGACCATTTGAGCTTGAATGGCCAACACATTATTCCGCTTCTTTTGATTTTCCGCATTCTTTAATAAGATGGTTTGTTGTTGTTGGATAAGTTCTGATGCGCTAATGGGTTCTAATGGAACTTCGTCATATCCTACTAATTCTTTTGCGTACTTGTCTTTCTGAGTAGCAATTTGACCAATAGAATGACGTTTTGCATATACCTCTTGGTGTTTACCTTCGAGTTTATTTAATTCGTCTTCTACACCCAATAATTTCAAAAGTTCATTTGCTTTTTCCTTATCGCTCATTTCCATGAACTTAGGAAGGTCTAAGGCTAATTGGCCAATGAAACCATCTAAAATACGTTGACCAGATTTTTTACCTTCTGGATCTACGACTTTTAGTGTGCTGCTATTACCACTACGTGTAACCACTAGCCCATTAGATAACTTTACTTCTAATTTAGGTGGGTTGTAGCTTCCATCACGTACCGCACTGGATGGTTCAAATTTTGCACCACCTAGTGTCCAAGCAATGGCATCAAGGATAGATGTTTTCCCTTGTCCATTCTTTCCACCAATAATGGTTAATCCATTAAGGGATGGTTCATATGAAACGGCTTTAACGCGTTTCACGTTTTCCAGTTCGAATGAGTTTATTTTTATAGATTCCTTCATGTATTTGCTCCTTATTCTTGAGTACCAGACAATAATAAGTAATTGGTTAATTCAGATTTAATGGAATCTGTTTCAGATTTGATAGCATCTTTAATGTAACGATTCATAATTGGACAAGACAACTTGAATAATAATTTATCCCCTTCATCTTTAGGTTTAATGATGTCTAATTGCACTTCAACTTTTTGAGTGAATTGGCTTTCATTAAGAATAACCATGTTAACGAAGATAAACCGAGGCATTTTTAAAGTACCTTCCGCTTCTTTTACCTTGATGCTCATAACATAGTTATCATCATCAGTTCGAGTAAAATCACCTTCTGTTTGTGTTACATATTTGAAGTTTCTAACAGCAATTAAAAGCTTTTCGTAATCCTCAATTTCAGGCTCATGAATTCGGAGTAAATCAAGCATTTCTTTTTGCGTTAAATTTAGATCAAAGATGGAATCCCATTCTTTAAACTGTTCGCTTTTTTGAAATGCGTATACAATTTTGTCTTGCGTACGATCTGTTACGGTACAGTCTGTTACGGCCACAACTTTTCTATCTGAATATGTAATAACGGATTTCTTAGGGTCGCCTTTAGCTTTTACGCCTTTAACAAATGATTCAGCACTACTAATTTCATATCTGAATCCGTGATATTGAAATACGTCATTGGCTTCACCATGACGAACAATAACTTCACCATTTGCTGTTTGTACATTTAAGTTAAATTTTTCTTCCATTGTGTTAACCTCTCTTTTCACTAGTTGAATTAAATGTTAAAACTTCCAATTCTGGCTTTTCGTTGACATCGACTTTTACGGTGAAGTCATCCGCATAGGAACCAATAGCACGACGTGAGATAGCTGGTAATGTTGATTTAATATTGTAACCAAGTTCTACGATGGTATCGGTATCTGGAACTCGTAACATTTCAATATTGATGGTGATTTTAGCTTTTTGTCCTTTTGAAATTTTTCGTAATGCATCTTTGTACATTTCCTCAAATTCAGCCTCTAACTTTCCATCACAAATATTAGTTAGATTTAAGACTTGTTGTTTTTCATTCATTTGTTTACTCCTTACTTTTTAAAATTTGAATGATGTCATAAAATGGATCTTTACTATCCATATCTTTATAACGTTCGTCAAAGATAATTTGTTTTTGATACGTTTGCATTGTTCCGATGCAAACTTGAAGATACAAGACTTTTTTATTATTTGGTATATTTTCTTTAACAAATCCAATTGTTGCACCAAGGAGTATTGCTAATACTTCTTCATTATTTTCAAAACTGTCTTTGTTATAGCTAATACCTATATTTTTATCTGGATTAGCTTTATCTATTAAGATTTCAATGCGCTTCATTTGTCCTCCGTGGTATAATTACCTTAGGTTTTTACCTAGCCCGCTAGTCTTTCCAATTGCTATTAGCGGGCGTTTTCTTTTTCATATACATCGGCACACACCCAAACAAGTCCGCCTGTAATGAATTGTAATAAGAATTGAACAAACCCAATTCTATCGATTTCTAGGCTTCCCATGGATCCAATAATCCATATGAACGCCGCCCATTTTAAAGCAGTAATTATCATAACTTCAACTCCCCTCCTACCATAACCAGTAAATCACTGGTTATTTTTCTTATAGCATTTTTAAGTTTTTCGTTTTCTTCAAGCAAGCTATCACGCTCCTTTTCTAACTTCCTGTATTGTAGTGGACTGTATTCATCTACAATCCCTACAAGCGCTTCAATTTCTTTTCTATTAAAGCGGACGCCCGGAAGTCCTTTTACTTCACGTAGGATGCCACGTTCCCTAAGGTTGTTGACGCTGCTTTCACTACATTGGAGTAGTTCTGCAACATCTTTTATTGTGTAGACTATTGGTTCCATTAGTTTCTGTCTTCATAAATAACTTTGATATGATCACTTATTAAAGGATTTCGTTCGTCACGTTCACTAAGAAATGCTTCATTATCACGAATAGTTATCTCACGATAATTTCCATCCCTAGATGCTTTATTTTTTAAAAGTGCAGTGATTACTTTAATAGGCCCTTGCAAACGTTCTTCAAAAGTCTGTTCAAAACTTGCGGATTCTATTGATTGTTTGGAATCTGGATATTGTTTATCCAGTTCTTCATATTGTTTAATTAATTCTGGAAGTGCCTGTAGCACAGAATCTGTCTCCATTACTCTTAATAAGTAAATTTTTAAAGCATTTTTAATTTCTCGCATAATGTGCCTCCATTTTTGCCATTCGATCTGCTTCACGGCATTCTCTGATTTTGCCGTGGATAGATTTTCTGCATAACTTACTTGCATGTCGTTTAGCAAAGTATTCTCTAATAATTTTTCGCCAGTACTCGGCATACTTAGCGTTGCGACCTGCCCAACCGAATACAGTTGATGTGTTTCCATAGATCTTGTTGGCTACTAATAGGTCTTTTTGATTTTGCACTAGCATTTAAATCACCGCCTATTAAAAAATTGGATTAAAGCAACGACCATATACGTTTTGATGAGAACCAAGCTTTCCGTAGTGCCGACGAAGTACGTCGGATTCGTTTTCACGAGCCTTATTTATGGCTTCATCCTGAAAACATTCCCAACCATAGTTAGTAATATTTTCTATCCCCCATATCTCCCGTTTGTAATCAAGTTCGTCATTCATTACAGTTAAAAAGCTGTTGTTTAGGACATCATTAAATTTTCTGTTGATGAACTGTTTCATGTTTTTCTCCTTTTCTACTTAAAGTAGACTAATAAGGCAAAAGAATATCATCCATGGTGACGGAATATAATCGACATAATTCATTCAAATTTCCATAATCGATCTCTGTCTTCCCATTTTCCCAATTATTGATTGTAACCTTGGATTTCTTCATTTTCCTTGCTACTTCTTCTTGCGAGAGATTTGCGTTGACTCTCGCCGCTTTTAAAGAAATTTTCAATCGCTTCAATTTATCCCTCCTTCCTTTGATTATTAGTATAGTTTACTAAAAGTAGAATGTCAATACTAAAAGTAAACTTTTTTATAAAATAGTATTGTATTTTACTACTTTAAGTATTAATATATAGGTACGCAGGAGAGGAGAATAGGAGCTTATTATGGATTCTAATTACAAGAGAGTGTTTGCTCAAAACCTTAGCAATTTATTAGCAGCAAACAAAAAGACACAAGCGGATTTAGTAGCTGATTTGAAGTTAAACAAATCAACTGTTTCAACATGGGTTAATGGAACCAAGATGCCTAGAATGAACAAAATTGAACAGTTGGCTCATTATTTTGGCGTAGAAAAATCAGATTTAATTGAAGATAAGTCAGATGTAAATGATTCGTATTACATAGATCCTGAAGTAGCTGAATATGCAAATAGATTGAAGGACAATCCTGATATGCGATTGTTGTTTGATGCAGCTGAGGATATGTCAAAAGATGATATTGATTTTGTAGTTAATTTAATTGAGGGGTTAAAGAAACGCGAGGGGAAATAAAATGAATAAGAAACAGATAGCCTTATTTATAGTATTAATTATTGCTATTATTGCACAAAGTATTTATATTGTTACACTCACGCAAAGAGTTGATAATCTTTCCAATGCAGTTTCTAATATTTCTTTTAATAATGATTCAGATAAGTTATCTAAACGTATAGACGAAATAGAAAGTAAAATAGCATCATTCAGTGATGATTTACATTCTCTAAGTAATGATATTGATGATAATACAGCTGAAATAGTATCTATAAAACGACAACTATCTGATGTTGTTTATAAAATTAATAGTTTAATTAGTGATATAAACTTATATATTTTGTCACGATAACTAATTCTATTGGGGAGGGGTATGGTTATGTCTATTAATTTAATTTATACGCAATTAAAGAAAACACAAACAGCAGTAGTACGTCTTAATGAAGATGGCAGTCATTCAATACTGGTTAATTTAAATAAGCCATTAGATGCTCAACGAGTTAGTGTACTACACGAATTAGGACATATTAAACACGATGACTTTCATTCTAAGGAACATATCAATTTAATAGAACGGATCGCTCATGACAGAGAATTAGATGAAGATATCGATGAGGAATTCTTTTATCACGTGGTTAATAGTAAGGATGTGTAA